TGAGGGGGTGCGCTGGGTGCTGGAGGCGCCCGACCGTGCACCTCACTCATGCGACCGGCGAGGTGTCGGGGTACGGGTAGTACGAGCCCGAGGCGTTCTGGCGCTGTTGGGTGGGCTCCTGGTTGGTGGTGTGGGATGGGTCCACCGGGCACCGGCGGTGCTCATGCTCTGGGCCGACCCGGCCGCCTACAAGGCACCTGGTGAGATCGCTTACATGCCGTACCTGGATGCCGGGGTGGTGGTCGGCGCCATGTACCTCGCCGCCACCGCCTCCGGGCTAAGGGCGTGCTACATCAACCCCAACATCCGCGAGCGCAACTACGCCCACTTCGCCGCCGTTTTCGGTGAAGGTATCTACTGTGGAGCGCTCGCCGTCGGTTGGCCTCGCGAGGAGAGCTGATGGATGCTGTGTACCTGGTCGGCCCGGGTCGCTCCGGCGGTGACCCGCTGCGCTACTCCATGCGGTCGGTTGAGGCCAATCTGCCTATGGTGACTAGGGTGGTGACGGTTGGCTACCGGTGGCAGTGGCTGTCCGACGAGGTGCTGCACATCGATGTTCCGCAAGACGGCCCCAAGCATCACAACACCTACCGCAACCTACGGGCAGCCCTCGCAGACGACCGCATCAGTGACCAGTTCGTACTGATGAACGACGATTTCTTCGTCGTGGCGCGTGTCGACGAGATTCCGCCAGTGCACCGTGGCCCGATCGACGAGCACATCGTCGCCTACGAACGCACCCAGAACACGCGGTTGCTGCGGCGTCGGCTGCTGCTGCGGCGGATGCTGCTGGAGTTGGGTGTTGAGCGGCCGCTTGACTACGAACTCCACATTCCCATGGTGATCGATCGGGCGACTGCCGTTGATGTGTTCGACCTTGCGGACAAGGTTCGGCCGCCGGGGATGGAACCAACTGGGAAGCGCACCCTGTACGGTAACCTCGCCAGAATCGGTGGCACACTAGCGGCCGATGTGAAAATTCGGGGTGCGCGGGATCCGATGCCGCCCGGAGCATGGTGGTCGACCTCGCCCCGATCGTGGCCCGGCGAACCCGGGCGCACGCTCCGGCGTATGTTCCGCAAGCCGAGCCGATGGGAGGTGCGCTGATGTTGGATGTAGGCGACACCCACCGGCTGCGGTGGGTCAGTCGTGACGCTGGCGGGAACCCGGTGCAGCCGGCCACGGTGACGCTCACCGTCACCCTGCCCGACGGTACCACCGACACCTCATCAGTTGCTCCATCAGCCGACGGCATCCACACCTATGACTATGTCGTCACCCAGTACGGGCGGCACGTGGTTCGGTGGGTGGCGACCGACCCGGACGATGCCTTCACGGACGTGTTCAGCGCGGCGGATCCTGATTGGCCGGTGCTGGTTGGGCTGGATGAGGTGCGCAGGCATCTGCGCTACCGTGACGACGATCATTCTGATGACGAGGAGTTGCGGGCTTTTGTGGCCTCGGCTTCGGCGGTGGTGGAGGACATCACCGGCATGGTTGGCCGCCGCACCGTGGTGGAGACCAACTCCGGTGGGGATTGGTACATTGTGCTTTCTCGCAGTCCGGTGGTTGAGGTGACCAGGGTGGTGGTCGATGGGCAGGAGATCGATCTGGGCGATTGCACGTGGTCGCCGTCGGGGCTGCTGGCGCGTCGGTCCGGCCCGTGGCCGGGCGGTCTGCACAACGTTGAGGTGACCTATGTCGCTGGGCGTAAAGCGGTGCCGCCGAACGTCCACAATGGAGTGCTAGAGCTGATTCGGATCAACTGGCGGCCGCAGCAAGGCGGCAACTATTCGCCATTCGATGGTGGCCACACTGACGACTTCGGTAACGCGGGCTTGGAGGCGAGCCTGCAGGGTAACCTGCGGCTCGGGTTCTTCATCCCCAACACTGTCATTCAGCGGCTGCAACCGTCGAGTAGACCCCCGGTGGTGTTGTGATGGCCAGCTCGGTACCGGCCGCGGTCGACTACCTAGTGGCGGCTATCGGCATGCTGGAGTTGCCGGAGGGCACGTTGGTGTCCGACGGGTGGCCCGCTGCCCGCGCTGAGTCTGGTATCGCGGTCGGCATCACCCCTGACGATGACACTGTGGACCTGACGGTCAGCTATGACGGGCTCAACGCGGCGGCTGATGAGGAGCAGGTGGAGCTGTGGTTGTTCCTGTGGGCGCGCCGGGTCGGTGACGGCATGGCGTCGCGTGCCCGGCGGGATGTGGTGGCGATGGCTGACCAGGTGCGGGAGCTGATTCGCTCGGATCGTCGCCTGGGTGGCGCGATTGTGCCGGGCATGCCGGCGCGGGTGGCACGGTGGACGTTGGAGCAGACTTCGACGCCGCAGCAGGCCGGGGAGGGCCGCACCGCGTCGGTGTCGATGGTTCTCACTTGGTCACACCGCGGTTAGGGGGTGACCGTGGCAGACGAGACGTTCTCGATGCAGTTGCGCCGGACTGGTGACTTGCTGCGGGAGATTTCCACCGAGGTGCGGCGGGAGATCCGGCCGGCGATCAAAAAGGCGGCCGAGCCGATTGTGCGGGATGCGAAGAAGAATGCCTCTTGGTCGAGTCGGATCCCGAAAGCGATCCGGGTGAGTGTGCTCAAGCGCGGGGTGGAGATCCGGGTCAGTGCCAAGAAGGCGCCGCACGCCCGTGTCCTAGAGGGAATCACAGGCAACAGAACCTTCCGGCATCCTTTGTTTGGAAACCGGGAGAGGTGGTTTGACCAGAAGACACGGCCGTTCCTGACTCCAGCGGTAGAGAAGCATCTGCCGAAGGTGCGGGCGGCAGTGATTAGGATTGTGGATGAGGCGGCAGTCCGCCACGGATACAAATAGGAGAGACGATGCGGGTGAGGATGACGCATCCGAAGCTCCCGGGGCGGGAGATCTGGGTACGCCCGGCGGGTGTGAAGGCTCGGCAGCGAGCCGGGTGGAAGGTTGCAACCGAGGCGGTTAAGCCAGAGGTCAAGAGCGAGGGGGGTAAGTGATGGCGCCTACGCCGATCAACAGGACCCGGCGGTTCATCTCGCCGGAGGTCACCCGGTTCTATTGGCTGGACACCGTGGCGGACATCAATGCCCCCACGCGGACCGAGCTGGATGCCGGGCAGGATATGACTGACGAGATCGCTGACGCGACCGGGTGGGAGGTGGCCGCCGACCGGGTGGCGGTGCCCGATCTCGGCACCCGGTTCACCGGGCGGATCAGCGGTCGGGTCAACCCCGGCGATGCGCAGATCGCGTTCTACGCCAGCGAGGACACCGAAGACATCCGGGATGTTCTGGCCCGTGGCGACAAGGGTTTTGTGTTTATCGCTGACGGTGGCGATGTGGAGGGTCAGAAGGCTCGGTTGTTCGAGGTTGAGGTGAGCGCTGTCACGCCCACTGTGGACGTGGGCGGCACCGAGGCGGCACGGGTGATGGTGGACTTCTCCATCATCGCGGTGTCCGAAGAGGTCACTGTGCCGGGGGCGGTATGAGTGGCAAGAAGTCGCCCCAGCGGTCGCAGCGTGAGCGGCTGCTGGGGCGTCAACGCCCGACCCTGCCCTACCGGCTGCTGGTTGACCCGGACGGTGTGGCCGACGCCCGCGTCGAACTGGCGGCTGCCCAGGCTGAACTGCGGCAGGCGAAGATGCGCAAGGCGGCCGCATCGACGGTGCGTGCGGCTGAGGCGAAGGTCCGCCGCGCTGAGGCCAAGGTGGACGCCTGCTACGAGACCATCATGCTGCGGGCGGTTTCCCCGGTGCGCATGGAGCAGCTGGCGGCCGAGCATCCGGCCACTGAGGAGCAGATGGCGGCCGCTCGGGTGGAGCGGGAGCAGGCGGTGCAGCGTGGCGAGGAGCCGATGCCGTGGCCGGTTTACGCCGACAGCTTTTGGCCGGCGCTGCTAGCTGAGTGCGCACCCGAGGTGGGGATGACTGCCGAGGAGTGGGCGGAGTTTCTGGCCGAGAACCTGTCGTCTGGGGAGCTGCGTGGTTTGCGGCTGGCGCTGCTGAACGTCAACGAGCGGGAGCGGGTGGCTGACCCGCTGGTGATCCCAAAAGGATCGAGTCAGATCATCAGCTCCGTCTGGAGTTGATGGTCTGTCGCGAATATCGGCTACCGCACAGCGAATTCCTGTCTTGGAGCAAGGATGACCGGGACAAGGCTATCTGGCAGTTCGTGTTCACGCTGACAGCTTGCCCGTCGTGTAACACGCGGCGGGAGGAGTGGCTGGAGTCCGCTGGCGGCGACCGGCGCGCCTACGTGCCCAAACTGGACCGTTGTCCGGGCTGCGAGGCCCTGGAGTCCTTCGTGTCTAAACTGGACCGCGAGCGTCTCGGCAAGGGTATTAAGGTGCAGTTGGTGCCGAATCTTAGGAGGTGACCTGTGGCCAAGCGTACGACGGACCTGAACCACAAGGTCACCGCGGACACAAAGGATTTCGAGAAGGGCATGCGTCGAGTCTCTGCGGAGGCTCGAGCTGCGGCCCGGGAACAGCGTCGCCTAGAGGAGCAGCAGCGCAAGACCGAAGAGGCGATGCAGCGGGTCGGTGCGGGCATGCTCGCCGCCGGGGCCGCGATCGCCGCCGGGATCGGCTACGCGGTCAAGGCCGCGGTCGACTGGGAGTCGGCGTGGGTGGGCGTGGCAAAGGTGGTTGACGGTACCGACGCCCAGCTTGCCGCCCTGGAGGGGGAGCTGCGGGCGATGGCCCGCGAGCTGCCTCAGACGCATGAGGAGATCGCCGCGGTCGCTGCTGCTGCTGGGCAGCTGGGTGTGGCCACTCAGGACATCGCCCGGTTCACCCGTGTGATGCTTGACCTGGGTGTGGCGACCGACCTCACCAGCGAAGAGGCCGCGTTTGCTTTGTCGCGGATGATGAATGTGATGCAGTCCGCGGCGGAGGATGTTAGCCGGCTTGGCGCGTCCCTAGTGGAGTTGGGCAACAATTCGGCGGCCACCGAGAGCGAGATCCTGGAGATGGCGCTGCGGATCTCCGGCGCCGGTGCCACCATTGGTTTGACTGAGGCTGAGGTGCTTGGCTTCGCCGCCGCTCTGTCCAGTGTGGGCATTGCGGCAGAAGCCGGTGGTAGCGCTATTTCCCGGGCGATGATCGCCATTGAGGGCGAGGTGCGCCGCGGCGGCCAGCGTCTGGAGACGCTGGCGCGGGTTGCCGGCATGACTGCCGAGGAGTTCCAGGAGGCGTACGGGCGTAACGCGGCCGGGGCGATTTCTGAGTTCGTCGCCGGCCTGGGGAGGATTCAGAAGTCCGGCGGGGACGTGTTCGCCACCTTGCGGCAGTTGGGGTTCACTGAGATCCGCTTGCGGGATGCGTTGCTTCGGCTGGCGTCCGCCGGGGATTTGCTGTCCCGCAGCATCGATACCGGCAACCGGGGCTGGGAAGAAAATAATGCCTTGCTGGAGGAAGCGGAGCGCCGCTACGCCACTATGGAGTCTAAGGCAGCGAAGGCCAGCGGGCAGCTGCAAGACTTCGCGATCTCGGTGGGGCAGACACTTCTGCCGGT